CTCTCCGAGGTTTTTTCATGTTAAGGTCTCCTAACAATAAATATGTTACAGGAGGCTAAGACAATGAAAATAGAATTCACATGGGACGAACCAACAGTTCCAGAATACGATCCAGATAAACATAATCCAGAGAGGGTCTTTGCCTTCCTGTGTTACCGTGGTGTTCATTATGCAAAGTGGGTAGTTCTAGATCCTTTCAAGATTAAGTCTTGGAAAATGACTTGGGACTAGGCATTTCTTTTTGTTAACAAATATCGTACTAGGTATAATTATTTTCGTAAATAATAGTAGACTTCGCGAGGAATTAATGCACAATCTAGTAAGTAAAAATCAACTAAGCGGTTGGAGTGTAAGTGTCGATAACAACGGTAATTCAGAAATAGATAAGATCGACGATTACTTTAATTGCTTAATAGAATGCACAGACTTACCTAATTCATGTCGAAGAATATGCAAAGTCATGTTGGAGTAAACAAATGACAGAAAGCAAAGAGAGAGGTTAACACCTCTCTTTTTTTGTGCTAATATATAGATGTATGAAAATATCAAATATCAATGGTCTTGGTAGTTTTGGTATCTATATTGATGATGTAGACCTAAACAATATTACAGACGATGAGTGGTTAGAAATAGGACGACTGCACCTTAAGACGTTAGTTACGATCATAAGAGGTGCTAGGATAAATCGTGCGACGTTTTTTAATTTGATGAAGAAGTGGGGTGATGACCGCCTTAACTGGGTTGCGTATCTATATGCTAAGTATCCATGGGCAGATAGAAATTTTGAAAACATACTGAACAGTGATGCTGTAGACCCGATAGACAAAGATATATGTAGAGAGTTTAATAATATAAGAGTTGGTAATCATCCTCAGCAGTTCGGTAACATGTTGAATGTAACTGGAATGAGGAAGAATGGAAAGAGGATGGGATTATTTGCAGAGGGTGAATTGCTATGGCACAGTAATGAAAGTGGTGATATATGTTTTACGCCAGGTATTGGATTACTAGGTGTCAAAGGTACAACTAGGAGTGCAACAGGTTTCATGACCACTACAGACTATTATGAGGGGGTCTCAGAGAGTTTTCGTAGTGAACTAGATGAAATGATATTGATTCATAACTTCACGCCAGGTAAAATAAATCCTGGTTTGAATGACATGCAGGACAATCTGTTGTATAAGAATATGTGCCCCTTCCCAGATACTGAGATACCATTAGTCATTGAAAGTCCTGGCGGTATCAAAGGGTTGCACTATAGTTTCAATACTGTGACAGGTATTAAAGGTATGAGTGATAGTGATGCAGAGTTAGTCTTGTCAGAAATAAGAAAAGGATTAGAAGCATACACATATGATCATTGGTATAAAGAGGATGGTGACCTTCTACTATTTGACAACAGTATCGTACAACATAGAAGACTGGGTGCTATCAATGATAGACTATGTTACAGGTATGCATTTGACTATACAAACATTCAACCTAAACCTTATCGACCATACTCTCAAGAATCCTTTCACAGAAAATACCTAAATAAGACAGAGATAATATTATCATGTCACCTATAAAATGGTTTGCGGCTATATTAGGATTAGCAGTGGGAGTCACTCACATTGGTATGATCGGAATGGTTAGCAGACGAAACACTGATAAAAATCCAGTCACACTACCAGAGATAGGACCTTACAGTTCTTATGTCATGGATGTCAAAGAGGATGGATATCAAATTAGTTACAAAGCTAATGATCCTAAAACAATGTACATTACTAAGGACATTAAAACCAAAGCTGGTTTCTTAGGACTGTCAAGCAACACTCAGAAGATTGTTGAAGAGTATGTAATGGATGGTCAGACCAACCAAGGTGCTCCTGTATCAAACGCTAGGTCTTGGATTACTCCATACGAAGAGTTTACTAAAAGTAACCCAGAAATATCCCAAAGAGCACTTGCCTGTATCAAAGCACAAGGAAGTGCAGAAGGAACTGGGAGACTGGTTGGGACTAGCGTTGGTGCTGCTGCTGCTCCTGCTGTTTCCTCTATTCCCTTTGTTGGTTGGGTTGCTGCTGGTTGGATAGCAATGTTCGGTGGAGAACAAGGTGCAGACATTGGTGGTAACATGGCGAAAGAAATGAACAAAAACTGTTAAGCAATGGCATACGACGGAACGTTAGTTAACCCTTCTAATAAAAATTTCCTATCACCAGTAGGATTTAAATTTGTAATTGGCAGAACACCAACTGTCGATTACTTTTGCCAGTCCGCTTCTATACCAGAAGTGAACATTGGTGTTAGAACTATTACTACACCTGTCAAAGACTATGATGTACCAGGTGATAAGATGACCTTTGGTGATCTTAACTTGAGGTTTTTGGTCAATGAAGACCTAGACAATTACTATGAAATCTTTAAATGGTTAAAAGGAATCACTAATCCTAAACACCAAAAAGATTTCTACGAATATATTACAGCAGTAGATGAGAAAGGTAGAACAGATAAGTTTGAAAAACAGATGAGTGATGCTAGACTGTTAATACTAAACAGCAACTACAACACTATATCCACAGTTAACTTCATGAACATATTTCCAACAAGTTTGACTACACTGGAGTTTGATTCGTCAGCAACTGACATCAACTACTTTACAGCAGAGGTCAACTTCAAGTATACTATGTACGAGATAACAGATAAGAACAATTTGAAAGTATGAATCTAGAAACCTTGAATGATATGTGGGAGAAAGATGCTCCCTTAGATGATGAAAAACTAGACACCGACTCGTTATCAATCCCCAAATTACATGCTAAATATTTAAGACTTTACAATAGTTTTGTCACCCTTAAGGATCAGGCAGAACTAGATGTGAAGCGAACTTACCGTGACAGGTGGGAATACTATACTGGGAAATCGGAATCTCCTTTTCCAATCAAACTGATCAAGACAGATGTACCAATCTATTTGGAAGCAGATCAGTTATATCAAAAATCTCTTCTTAAAGTAAAGTATTACCACCAGATGGTCGAGGCATTAAAGACTATACTATCGGCAATTAACAATCGTTCATTCCATATAAAGAATGCGGTTGAGTTTGCCAAGTTCCTTAAAGGATATGAAATCTAACGTAATCATTCAGAAAAAGAATGAGGTGTATCTGAAAGTTGACTGTGAACCTCATGTAGGACACGAACTAGCAGACCAATTTACATTTGAAGTGCCTCAGGCAAAGTTCATGTCAGCCTATAAGAAGAGGTATTGGGATGGAAAAATCAAACTATTCAGTCCAGGTACAGGTGAGATATATGTTGGTCTTCTACCTTACATTACTTCATTCTGTAAAGAAAGAGGGTACGAGGTTATCCATAAAGACAATGAACACTATGGTCTTCCATCAGAGGTGGATGAATTCGTTACACCCGAAGGAATAGGAGACTGGATAAAGACTCTACGTTTACCACACAAAGTTAGAGACTATCAGTACAAAGGAATATACGAAGCGTTAAGACACAAACGTAAATTACTTTTATCACCTACAGGTTCTGGTAAATCGCTAATGATATATGCTCTCGCACGTTTTTGGGAGTTAAAGAATTTAAAAACATTAATAGTAGTTCCTACTACATCTCTGGTAGAACAGATGTATGCGGACTTCAAAGAATACGGTTGGAACGCGGCAGAGCATTGCCATAGAGTACGTGGTGGTATCAACCCCGATTCTGACAAAGATGTGATAATAACCACATGGCAGTCAGTGTACAAATTACCTAAAGTTTATTTTGAACAGTTTGGTGCAATCATAGGAGACGAAGCACATCTATTCAAAGCAAAATCTTTATGCAGTATCATGAATAAACTCTACGATTGCAAATATCGCGTAGGTTTTACAGGTACTCTAGACGGTACAGAAACAAACCGCCTTGTTCTCGAAGGTGTATTTGGTAGTGTCAACAAGGTTATCAATACAGAAACACTTATAAGAAAAGGACATCTATCTGAGTTCCAGATTAAAGTTCTTATACTTAAGCATGGTAGAAGACCTTTTGATAGTTATCAGGAGGAAATGGATTACCTTGTTGAACATGAGAAGAGAAATAAGTTTATACGCAACCTAGTTTGTGATTTGTCAGGAAATACACTCGTCCTGTTCAACTACGTTGAACGCCATGGCATGCCCCTTTTTGACTTGATAAATAATAAGGTAGGAGATAACCAACAGGTTTTTCTCGTTCACGGTGGTATCGATACCGAAGACCGTGAAGAAGCAAGACGCATTGCCGAAACTACAAATGACTCAATTATCGTAGCATCCTATGGGACTTTCAGCACTGGTATTAATATTAGGAATCTACATAATGTTGTCTTTGCATCGCCTAGTAAGAGCAAGATAAGAAACCTTCAAAGTATTGGACGTGTCCTTAGGAAGGGCGACCACAAAACCAAAGCTACTCTGTATGATATTGCTGATGATATCTCTAAGGGTCGTAAAAACAATTACACACTCAATCATTTGATAGAAAGAGTAAAAATATATAATGAAGAAAACTTTGATTATGAATTCATTGATGTCCCCATCAAGAAGTAAAATGGATAAACCCGAAGAATTCTTAGCAGCAATTAAATTAGTATCTGGGGAAGAGTTACTCTCTATAGTCACTTCCGTGCGGGATGATAACGGTGACTATCTAATAGTTGACAATCCAATAGAAGTAGAAGAGGTAGTATTGGGAGGTAATAAAGCGGGTGCTAAGGTACAACCTTGGATGAAGTTCTCTAGAGAGGAACAGTTCATAATACCTAAAGAACACATTATTACTATCGTAGAAGTTGACGCAGAGGTTCAAGTATTCTATGCTATGTCTTTAAGGAAATTAAATGGAGACCTTATACCAGAAGGTAAAGGAAGAATCTCTACTGTAGATGAAGCGAGAATCATTCTAGAGAACTCTTATAAGAAGGACCAGACCAATCCTTGAAAGAGCACACTCAGAGTCTACATACAATTTAACTCCTTGTCAAGCCCCTATTGACAATCGCTAACTTTTGCTATAAAATATAACTAACAAAGACCTCCAAGATGAAAAGAAAAAGGGTACAGAGTGAGCACTACGTTAACAATAAAGAGTTTCTAGAAGCACTTATAGTTTTTAAAGCACAGTGTGCAACAGCAGCAGAAGCAGGAGAGAAGCGTCCACCCATTAATAATTACATTGGTGGATGTTTCTTAAAGATTGCTACACACCTATCATACAAACCAAACTTTGTCAACTACATGTTCCGTGAGGATATGATTTGCGATGGCATAGAGAACTGCGTACAATATATTCAAAACTTTAATCCAGATAAGAGTAAGAATCCCTTTGCTTACTTTACTCAGATTATATACTATGCATTTCTAAGAAGGATACAGAAAGAAAAACGTCAGTTGGAAATTAAGAATAAGATATTAGACAAGTCAGGATACGAGGTTGCTTTTCATACAGATGACAAAACTAGTTCTTCGGACTATAATACTATTAAGGAGAACGTTCAGATAAAAATTAAGTGACCTACCCTATAACTATTGTAGATAATTTTTTTGATAACCCTGATGACATAGTAGAAGTAGCAGAAAGTTTTAAATACTATTCTCCTGATACAGGGAACTGGCCAGGTACTAGAACGAAACAACTCCACGTTTTAAACCACCGTCTCTTTACACACTTTGGGCAGAAGATTCATCTTCTATTCCATGACACTTGCCCAGAAGGGTGGACAATGCAATGTCACTTTCAGAACATCCGACCATTTGCTGAAGGTAATAAGAACCGTGGTTGGGTACATCAGGACATTGACACACACTTTGGTGGTATAGTATACTTATCAAAGAACCCAGAACCTAATACAGGTACATCAATCTATAAAGCAAAGCATGGATATTCTAACCAGTATCTAAGCGAATTGAAAATTAAAGAAAGACATTACTTAGGAGAAAACATACCAGATGAAGAATATGATGAGGCATTCAATGCTATGATGGAACAATTTACAGAGACAGTAACAGTAGAAAATGTTTACAACAGATTAGTTCTATTCAATAGTAAAACTTATCATGGAGTAAAAACATTTGGTAGTCAACCAAGACTAACTCTTAATTTTTTTGGTATGGGTATGACAGGTAAACTTCCTCCTATCATGAGGTCTAGATGAAGGTAGCAATAATAACAGACCAGCACCTTGGTGCAAGGAAATCTAGTCGTATATTTCATGACTTCTTTAATAAATTTTATCAGAATGTATTCTTTCCTACCCTAAAAAAACGTCGCATCGATACGGTATTAGACTTAGGAGATACTTATGACAATCGTAGAACCCTAGATTTGTGGGCAGCAAACTGGAGTAAGACAGAATACTTTGATAAGTTAAGAGACATGGGCATCACAGTTCATTCTCTTGTAGGTAATCACACAGCATATTTCAAAGACACTAATGAAGTTAACACTCTTACTGGTATTGTAGGAGAGTATAATAATCTCCACATCTACAACAAGGCAACGGAAGTAGAGATAGGTGGACTTCCTATACTATTTGTTCCTTGGATTAATCAGAGTAACTCAGAAGAAACTTACTCTCTTATTGACAAAACAAAATGTCAAGTCGTGATGGGTCACTTGGAACTCAATGGTTTTGAAGCACATAAAGGTTATGTAATGGATCACGGTAACCCTACAGACCCATACAGAAGGTTTACAAAGGTATTCTCAGGTCATTTCCATCGTAAGAGTACTAGAGGAAATATATCATATCTTGGAAACCCTTATCAGATATACTGGAATGATTACAAAGACAGACGTGGATTCCATATCTTTGACACCGAGACTTTAGAACTAGAGTTCATACAAAATCCATATGAAATATATCAAAAGATATATTACCATGAAGAGCATATCAATTCTTCTATGTTCAAGTTCCATGAGTATAATAAAAAATTTATTAAGATTATTGTAGAGAAGAAAACTAAAGTAGATAAGTTTGAACGTTTTATCAACCAGTTATACGCTGCGGGTGTTCACGAAGTTAAAGTTATTGAAGACCCATCTTTTGAGCAAGACCTTAGTGAAGAGATAGATATAGAGAAGGAGGATACCTTAACAATACTGGAGAGGTACGTCGATGATATGGAACATTCCGATAAGTCTGCTCTGAAGGTTATATTGAAATCATTATATATTGAGGCATTGGAGATAGTATGATGTACATTCTAGCAGTTGCTGGTAAAGAAACAGAGGGTGCATATGCTATAGAACAGAAAGATAAACAACGAATGGTTTACATGTTCCTTGACAAAGACGACGCAGTACGCTATGCTGGACTTCTGGAAGCCGATGACTTTCCAGATATGTCTGTAGTAGAAGTGAATGATCGAGAGATTATAGAAGCTTGTGTTACCCATGGGCATGAATATTATGTTGTCTCTCGTGATGATATAATAGTTCCTCCTAGAGAATAATTTTTGTCTAATGATTATTTTTAAGTCTATCCGTTGGAAGAATTTTCTTTCGACAGGTAATGCTTTCAGTGAAATACGACTTGATGCAAGTCCTGCTACTTTGATTGTTGGTGCTAATGGTGCTGGTAAATCCACATTCTTGGATGCCATGTGCTATGCATTGTTCAACAAACCTTTCCGTAAGATTACAATTTCACAATTGGTCAACGCTGTAAACGAAAAGGATTTACTTGTCGAGTTAGAATTTAGTATAGGTTCACGTGAATATATGGTACGCAGAGGGAGAAAACCCAATGTGTTTGAAATCTATCTCAATGGCACAAAAACCAAAGAGGAAGCATCCTCTGTGGAACAGCAAAAATATCTGGAACAAAGTATACTGGGGTTGAATTATAAATCATTTACTCAGGTGGTGGTCTTAGGGTCATCCTGCTTCGTTCCATTTATGCAACTTACTCCTCCTAACCGTAGAGAAGTTATAGAAGACCTTCTGGACATTCGTATCTTCTCTACGATGAATGGTATCTTAAAAGAGAAGTGTAAATTAATAAGAGAAAGTATTAGAGATGTAGAATATAGATTTGAACTAGCAAAGAATAAAGTTGAAATGCAACAATCTTTGATTGCAAACTTAAAAGAGCAATCTAATGCTAACAGTGCAAGACGTAAATCTGAAATAGAAAATCTTGAAACAGAGATAAAAGATATTACAATTATAGTAGATGGAGACCTTGCAAGGTCTAAATTATATGAGAAGTCTTTAGAAGAGTTTAGTTCTGTTGATACTGACTTGTCACAACTTCGTATCTATGAGAGTAGATTTAAAGACAAACAAAAAGCATTTAAGAAAGAGTACAAATTTTTTGAAACCAATGAACATTGTCCG